TTATTAACAAAACTACCGACTTCTTTAACAGATTTGACTATTCTATCGGGCGTCTTTCGTAGAGATTTCATGGGATTGCGGATTGTATCTTCAACTTCTTCTTCAAATACCTCTATTTTAGATAAAAGATTGCTTAGCGTACTTAATAATATAGGTATTATTATAATAGTGAATAGAAGAGTTAAGAAGAGGAAGAGGGATATCATAGTACCTACAGATATAATATCGCGACTTAAATCTTCCGAACATTTGCATTTTTCATTAGTTAAATATCTAACATAATCAAACGCATAATATATATATACTACAAACATTAAGAAGAATACGAATGTAGCGATTGATAATAATTGAACTACGACATATCCCATACTTTTAGCTACACTTTTAAGAGATATTATAGATGTTATTATAAAATAACCAAGAGCTATAATAGTGAAGTTCTTGATAAAATCTTTGTTGGGATGTTCTGAACATTCGCACCCCATATTCTCGAGTTTATAAATATAACTGAGAATTATTAATAATAATATAGCAAAAATTGCTTGGATTATGGCACTACTATAAAAAGATAAGTTATTTTCGCTTTCTTTCATTGTACTATTTCTTACTCTATACTATTATATAGAAATAATTTTTTTATAATTCAATAATATTATAAATAAAAAATTTTGTAGAATTATCTAAGTTTTGAATATCGATACTTTTAATTTTATCAATTATAGATTTATATTTTATAACAGATAATATTTTATATAATTGTTCTAATAAAATATCTATAATATATTTATAGATAGAGGTATTATATATAATAAGGATATAATCAGCAATATTATTTAGTAATATTATAAGGTGTTCTTGTTTATATTTAATCCATATCTTATTAATATTATTTATTCCACGCTTCCATTTAGTATATTCACAATACATTTCGTATTCATCATTCAATATTAGAAGATTGTTTTCATATATATATTTAGGAGGGTCCCATTCTTTATTATTTATATAATTATCCCAAAGATTATCTATCATTGTTTCTAAGTATCCCTTATCAAATAGACTTAATAAATTAATATATATTTCATTATCACTTGTTTTAATATAATTCCATATTATCATAAATACATCATCTATATTATTATTAAGACTGATGATTTCCTTTATTTTTTCATATATATTATCTTTGTTTTTAATACTAAGTTTATTTAAATTACCTATCAAACACCTTTTAAGTTCAGATTTCTTAGTAAAGTCGGGTATTATAATATGAAATCTTGATTTATTCTTAGGTTTATTATACTTATCTTTATTATTATATATTTTTTTAGCCCATATCATTTTAGGGTCATAATAAGAATTAAAGCACGAATACGTATTTTTTATATCAACTGCTTTATCCAAAATATTTTGCGGTATATCTATGGAATTATAGATATATCTAAAATTATCTATATTAATCTTAATGATTTGTTCGTCCATTATATTTTATTATTGTAAATAATCTTATATATTGATTAAATAATAATATAATATCGCGAATATATCTAAGTTATAATATACATAAGGCAAAAACAATAATAGTTAATAAAGTATTAATGAAGAGCGAGATAATTAATAAATTAGACGAACTATATTCAAACTATCTTGTATATAGAACTATAATTGTATGCGACGATAGTAGTCAAGACAAGTATGTAAATATACTAAAGGATAATAATTATGATAACTATGTGTTAAAAGAGTATGACATGACAATAGATTATAATACTCTTGATGTAAGGATATTTTTAATAGAAAAAAAATATTTTATCAATTTTATCAAAAGGTACATTGAAGATAAGATTAATGCGAATATTGATATAAATATGACGTATTTTTATAATTCAATTATAATACATTTTGATAATGATGAATATGATATCATAAAAGAAACCGATAAAATTAAAAGCGAATATAATGAAATATCCAATAATAACGATATTATTATCTAATAATAATTTAGAGGATTATACAATTAGAATATGGCTGTAAAAAGCAGTTTTTTCAAAAGCGATATATTTATTATGATTTCAATAATATTCTTTTTATTATTAGCAATTGTTATTTTATTAGCGTATAATAAAAATAAAATAATGGAGACTTTTAAAAGCACTTCAGATGATGATAAAAAATATAGAATCGAGTATTATTATATGGACGGCTGTAGACACTGTGAAGATTTTAGCAAATCGAAAGTATGGGATAAACTTAGTAGCGAGTATAGTAATAATATAGAATTTAAAAAATATAATATGAAAAGTTGCAAGGATAGAATAGATAAATATGAAATTTCAGGATATCCCACGATAATAATAATAGATAAGAGGGATTCTGAGAAAAAATTAGAAGAATACAACGATGAAAGAAAATACGATATTATGAAGAATTTTGTGGAAAAATATATTAATATGTAAAGATTGAAGCAATGAGTGCGAGGACGCAAAAAGGTTAAGTAAATAGTAAATATAAGTATATAAGCCTATTAATAAAAATGTATATTAATAAAGGATATATTAAAAATGGGAGGCGGATTGATGCAATTAGTTTTAAAAGGTAATATGAGCGAATATATTACATTGCAACCACATATTAATTATTATAAATATGTTCTCAAAAAACATACTAATTTTTCTATGGAAACTATAGTAATTACTTCAACAGGTGATAGTAATGTAGGATTTAGAACATCAACATCTGAATTACGTATTAATTTTAAAATAAAAAGATATGCTGATTTATTATCAAGTATGTTTTTGACTTTTAAAATCCCTGATATATATTCCGATAATATATATAAGTTTAGATGGGTTAACAATTTGGGTTTTAATTATATAAGAGAGGCGAGTATTAGAATTGGTACAGTTAATATAGAAACAATATATGGCGAATGGATGAATATATGGAATGAATTGACAAGTAAAGATAATACTGAGTATAATAAATTGATAGGAAATATAGATGAATACGTTGCACCTTTCAATTTTGTTCCAAAATACAGAGTATTAAATAATAGACTTTACAATGTTACCTATCCTGTTTCAAGTTATGTAAAAACACCAAATATTCCTAGTATTAAAAAGAGGAAGATTCAAGTTCCTCTTAATTTCTGGTTTACAAAGAATCCTTCGTTGGCTCTTCCATTATTAAAATTAGAGAATAATGAAGTTGAACTGGACATTTATATAAATGATAAGGCTTTTGAGGGATTATATCAAGTTTGGAGCAATATATTAAATACTTATGTAAGTTCAACTATGTATAATCTTATACATAGACCAAATGTACCATTAAATATAACAGCATTTGTTAAACCAAGTGATGTTAATTTTGATGTAAATAATGAATTATTATGCACATATGTATATTTAGATAGTGTTGAAAGAAGTAGTTTACTATTAAATACTAATCAATTAAATTATATTATAAATACAGTTAAAAAAACACCAGCGATTACATTAAATGATAATCATACTTTAATAGATATAACGAACGCAAATCATCATATTAAAGAAATTATATGGATATCTAGACGAAGTGATTCTATAAGAAACTTTAATAATTATACGAATTATACAGCATCTCACGAATATAATGAGGGATTAGGAATATTAGAAAGAGCCGCAATATTATGGAATCGTGAAATATCGCGTGCGGACTATGATGCTAATTATTATAATCAAATACAGCCTTATAAATATCACACAAACATACCAAGAACAGGTCTATATTGTTATTCGTTTGCTCTATTTCCCGAAAAACAGATAAATTCAGGATCTTATGATAATACGCAGATTACTACGTCATTATCTATAAATGTTAATACTGATGTTAAAAATGATGCTGTTTATAATTATATTAGCAATATATATACTCAAGTTCTTAATCAAAGTTATCCATTAAATTTCGAAATTTCCATATATGTATTAGAAATAAATGTTTTAACAATATTAAATGGAAGTGCTGGATTGAAATTTAGTTAATAATTAATATTTTTTATATTCTTTTATATTATTAAAAGTATTAATGGATTTATTTATATTAATAATAATAATCGTTTTTGTGTTAATAATAAAATATTTGATAGATACTATTAATTCCCTCAATGGCGAAATTAGAGAGATTAAAGATAAATGTATAGGAGAATCTAAGAATGGCAAGGATATAACATTTACTAAAACTACCGATAAACCTTATACTAATATTAATAATGATATAATCAAAAGTATTGTATATTTTAAAGATTATTTTGATAATAATAAATGATGTTATATATACAAGTATATAAATATATATAAATAATATAAGCGTTTATAATTAAATGCCTAGAAAAAGTAAAAATACGGATGTTAAATCTACAATAGATAAGAAAAAGGGGTTGATGAATACTATAGTAAAAGATGTTGTATTAGTTGAAAATGAAGATATTATATTGCAATTACCTATATCTGACAGCGATATAAATAAAATAAATATAACTGACGAACTATTAGAAGCACCAACTCCTTATGAACCTAACTGTTGTTATATAAATGAGACAAATTTTTATAATAATATTCAAGATAATTTAATAAAACAAGATAGCAATAAAGATAATAATATAGAATATAGCGATAATACTATTAAATCTTCAAATAATTGCTATTGGTGCTGTCATACAATAAAAGATAGAATTTATGGAATGCCATACAAATATAATAATATAACAAATACTTATATATTATTTGGAAATTTTTGTTCATTAGAATGTGCGAATGCTTATAACTTTTCATCTCATTGTGGAAGTGATAAAGTATGGGAAATAAACAGTTTAATACAAATGCTAAGTAAACATTTTGGATGTATTCGTCCTATACGTCCCGCTCCTTCGCGTTTTTTACTAGATATATTCAATGGACCTATGAATATAGAAGAGTTCCGTAAAGGTCATCATACAAATGAGAAAACACATATATTAAATCTTCCGCCTATGATAGCAACTACTTATAATTATGAAATTGTAAATACATCTTATCTCAAAAATATTACAGATAATATGAATAATAAAATTGAAACAAAAAAATATAAAAAATGATATAAGAACACAGATATTATAATTATTGTGAATTACATATTAATTATTAATAACAATGAGTGTTATAAATATCGTAGATTATACTGACAATACTCGCGATACTGAAGATAAGGAAATATATTTTTCAAAATATAGAGTATCGACTATAACTTGCAATGCGAATATTGGAGAAGATATTAATTTAAATTTAAGAATGTTATTTGATAACATTGTAATAATTGACAAGGATGATACTTGTGGTATAGTATGGGCTCAATATATGAAAGATGGAGATGATTTGAATAGAGGAATATATCCTAAAAAGAGAAGAAATAGTAAGAAAAACAAAATGAAGAAAAATAGATTTGATAATCAGGTTACTATAATATATAAAAATGATAAATATATGCCTAATGTAAAAATATTTAAGAATGGAAATATTCAAATTACAGGAATTAAAATTGTAGAAGATACAGAAATTATTGTAAATCATATTATTGATAATATTAAAAATATTTACAACAATATAAGTAATGATATTATAAATAACAGGGATGAAAATTATAAATTAAAATTGAAATATCAAAATTTTAAAATCAGGATGATAAATTCAGATTTTAAGGTATATTGCGAAGAGTCTTTGACAGTTCCATTTGGATTAAAAAGACGTGAAATACATAAGATATTTATTTGCGAATTATATAATAACAAGTGTTCTTTTCAGCCTGGAATATATCAAGGTGTTAAATTAGAATATTTCTGGAATAAATGTAATGATAAAAAGAATGGCATCTGTTATTGTCCTAAAAAATGTTATGGAAAAGGAAAAGGTGAAAATATCGGAGATTGTAAAAAGGTTACAGGAGCATTATTTGAAAGTGGTAGTATATTGATTACTGGCGGTGTATCATTCGAGCAAGTAGATGAGGTTTATAAATATATATGTGATTTCTTAATAAAACACAAAAATAATATAAAAAAAATACAACCAACTATATTGATTAATCAAGAAAATCAAGAAACAATTTAATAATAACATTATATATTAATTTCTTTTACACGTTGGTGTTGTACGCATATCTTTTTTTCCGTCTTTATTAACAAATTGAGGCATAGTATATCTTTCATCTTTTGTTCCATCATTCTTAATAGGAAATTTCAAATCTGTGGTTTTTCTTGTTGATGTAGAAGTAGATACAGTATTTTTAGGCATTATGATAAGATGATAATATAATCATTATATCAATTTTTATAATTATATTACATTCGTTGTATGACAACTAAAATTATAATTGTCTTGTCCATTTACTGTAGTATATTTTTGATATTTATTAGTATTTATAAAATTATTTCCAGGTCTATTATACGAGGGTATATGGTGGCTAGCATAAAATTGTGAGGCATATGCTACAGCATCAGGTTCAACAGGAGGCATTTTATAACTATTACCCCAAGGTTTTTTATCAAATAAAACATCCCCTGTATATAACCCCGCATTTTTTGGTTGAAGAGGTACAGGAACATTAGGATTATAATCTAATTCAGTATATTCTAAATCTTTTTTCATTATTCTATATATAAAATAGATATTATTATATAAAGATAAAATTAATATTTAATGTAAAATAGTATGAGTACAGAAAGAAAAAAAAGAAGAGTTGCTGATTTTGTAAAAGATGGTATGGAAACAGCGGATATAAAAACTATGGTACAGGATATTGTTTTATATATGACTGAGAACAAGACTAAATATTCGTCACATGATGAACTATTGAAAGAAATGAAAAATTCAATAGAAGGAATCTTGTTTTTTGAAGAAAGATATCCTATGTTATATG